CTATGTATGGTGTTCTTGGTCTTCCTGCCTTTCGGTTTTACGATATTGATAATGCAGAGGCAGTTACGATTACGGGTCAAACTGTTATTAAGAAAACGGCAGAGATGGCAAACATCAAATATTGGAAAGAACTCGGAACAAAAGAAGATTACAATGTCTACATAGATACCGATTCAATCTATATGTTGGCAGAACCTTTGGTAAAACACAGATACCCTGAATATAAAGAATTCGATGAGAAGAGAATGGCAGAAGAGGTTAATACAATTGCCGAAGAAACTCAAACATTCCTAAACAATTTCTATAACTTATTATCAGAAAGATTCTTTTGTATTCCAAAAGATAAACACAGATTTGAAATTAAGAAAGAATACATTTCCAAAGCAGGATTTTGGGTAGCAAAGAAACGATATGCACAATGGATGGTATTAAAAAATGGTATCAAATGTGATAAGTTGGACGTAAAAGGATTGGATGTAGTTCGTTCATCATTCCCCAAAGCATTTCAGAAGTTTATGTCCACAATGTTAAAGGATATTTTAATGGGTAAAGATAATGCTTATATAGATGAAACCCTACTAACATTTAAGAAAAGTTTACCAACATTACCTGTAAACAACATTGCCAAAGGTGGAGCAATTAAAGAGTTAAGTAAGTATGATAATGGAACTTGGAGAAAGGATAGTGGATTAGCAATTGCTAACTTTGAGAAAGGAACTCCGGCACACGTTAAAGCAGGTATTGCATACAATAGATTATTAAAGTTCTTTGATTGTCCGTTTAAGCATGAACCAATCAGAGATGGTGATAAAGTTAAGTGGGTTTATTTAAGACAAAACCCATTAGGATTAGATACAGTTGCATTCAAAGATTATAATGACCCAAAAGAGATTATGGACTTTGTGGAACAGTATATCGATAGAGATATGATTTTCAAAGCAGAGTTAGAGAACAAATTAGATGACTTCTATAATGCACTTAAATGGCAAAAAGCATCGGCATCAGCGCAAACTGCAAAAAAGTTCTTTGATTTCTAAAAAATTTTTCGTATATTTGTAAACAACTAAATAAAATAAAAATGGCAGAAGAACAAAAAAATGATGAGGTGTTAGAATCAACACCAAAAGTAATTGAAGATGTAGAATGGTGTTTTCAATTTTTCAATAACGAACCAGAAGTATTTGCATTCTCTAATGAAGGAGAACCAGCTGGTAATTTGAGTATTGATTTAAAACCATTTGAAGGAGAAGGTTTATCATTTAACCATAACGGAATGGTATTTAGAATTTTTCCAAGACCAATTTCAGAAGAAAGTAAAAAAGTAAGAGCAGAAGAAAATGAAAGTAAAAATTAAATTACTACATGAAAATGCAGTTAAACCAAAGTATGCAAAAGAGAGTGATGCTGGTTTAGATTTGGTGGCAACATCAATTTTAAGTCAAACTCCAACTCAAATTACTTATGGTTTGGGTATTGCAATGGAAATACCAGAAGGTATGGTGGGATTGGTATTCCCACGTTCATCTATTCGTAATTATGATTTATCACTAACTAACGCAGTTGGTGTAATCGATGCAGGTTATAGAGGAGAGTTGCAGGCAACATTTTATAAACTAAATGGTATAGCATCAAAAGTTTATGAAGTAGGGGATAGAGTAGTTCAGATTGTTATAATCCCCCATCCAGTAGTTCAATTGAATGTGGTAGATGAATTGAGTGATAGTGCAAGAGGTGAAGGTGGATTTGGTTCAACAGGTAAATAAAAAAATATGAGTTTTTTTCAAAACGAAAATAGTAAAAGAGAACATAGTTTATGGGTGGAGAAATACCGCCCACAAACACTTTCCGAATATGTAGGAAATGAAACCGTAAAGGAAACTATTCAACAGTATTTGGATAATAATGATATTCCACATTTGTTATTACATGGTAAAGCAGGTACTGGTAAAACCACACTTGCAAAACTAATTGTAAATACTATTAAATGTGATAGTATGATTATCAACGCATCGGATGAGAACAATGTGGATACTGTCAGAACAAAGGTTAAAAACTTTGCTTCTTCTATGGGGTTTGCGGGATTCAAAGTTATTATATTAGATGAGTTTGATTATATGACTCCAAACGCACAAGCAATCTTGCGTAACTTAATGGAGACATTCTCCAAACATTGTAGATTTATCCTAACGTGTAATTATCACGAAAAGATTATTGACCCAATCAAAAGTAGATGTCAAACATTTGCAATCACCCCTCCTACAAAGAAAGATGTTGCAATTCAGGTTACTAGGATTTTAGATGCTGAAAAGATTAAATACGATGTGAAAAATGTTGCTGATATTATCAGTTCATATTACCCAGATATTCGTAGAATCTTAAATACTTGTCAATTACAATCTGCAAAAGGAGAGTTGAAAGTAGACCATCAAATTATGGTGGAATCGGATTTCAAAACAAAGTTGGTAGATTTGTTAAAAGCAAATGATGACAAAAGAAATATGTTTATGAATATCAGACAAGCAGTTGCTGATAATAAACTAAACGATTACTCCGAAATGTATTCTATGTTATATGATAAGGTAGAGGTATATGCAGCAGGTAATACGGCAAATGTAATTCTAACAATAGCAGAAGGTTTATCAAAAGATGCATTGGTAGTAGATAAAGAGATTGTTTTTATGAGTACAATTATTCAAATATTAAACATTATAAAGTAATGGAACAAGGATTACCATTAGGGATGAACCTAAACGATGCAAGAAATATGGATTGTGAATGTGGCAACAACACATTTATGCCAGGTTTCAGATTTAAGAAGATGAGTAAGTTGATTACAGGTCAAGCACAAGATGCTATTATTCCAATTGAAGTGTATTTGTGTACACAATGTGGAAAAGCATTGCAAGAGTTGTTACCAACAGAGTTAAGAGATAAACCATCAACATTAGTTCAATAATGGCAAAGAAACTATTTGACCACATCAACGCAATTACATCGGAACAAGACCCGAAGTATTTTGACAAACTCACAGAAGAAGACATTAAGACATGGAGTAACTTTATGATTAATCGTTTTCTTTCTATGAAACCTGAATGGGTTGAATTGATTGCAACCATATTACCTTTAACACAGACTCTACAACCAAAGGAAATGTATAATCTTTATATCAATATTATACCCAAAGGTAAGTATTATCTTAAATACATCAAAGGAAAAGGAGAAGAAAAATATGAATCCTTTTTAGTTGATTTGATTAAGAAAGAATACGATTGTTCTGAAAGACAAGCAATGGATTATATTGAAGTTTTATACGGAACTCGTGAGGGTAGAGAGAACATCAAATTCATTTGTGAAAAGTATGCAATTGATAAAAAGTTGATAACAAAACTTAAATTAAAAATCTAATATATTTGGAAAAACGGAATAATTTTTGTATATTTGTATATAAATAATACACTATGGCAAGAGTTTCGTTTTCCCAATATAGTATGTGGTCTTCATGTCCACAACAATATAAATTGGCTTACATAGATGATTTAAGAGAATCATCATCCAATATACACTCCGTATTTGGTTCAGCAATGCACGAAACTCTACAAGAGTATTTAAGTAGATGTTTGCGTATTTCAAAATCACAAGCTGATAAAAATATGAATACAAAAGAATTCCTCAAAGAAAAGATGAGAGAGTTCTTTTTAAAAGAATCAAACGATGGGCAGAATCCAATCTGTTCCAAAGAGGAACTAGTTGAGTTTTTAGAAGATGGATATGCTATATTAGATTATTTCCAAAAATCTAAAAATTTCAACAACTTCTTTTCCTTAAAAGATGATGAGTTGATTGCTATTGAGCAACCAATCAATACTAAAATTTCAGAGCATGTAAACTTTTTAGGATTCATTGACTTCATCGTTAAAAACAAAAAGACAGGTAGGTATCGTATTACTGATTTTAAAACATCTACAAAAGGATGGAGTAAATATCAGAAATCAGACCCTGTTAAAAACTCACAAATTTTATTGTATAAGAAATTCTACGCAGAACTGTTAGGAATATCACAAGATATAATAGATGTTGAATTCATTATATTAAAACGCAAGTTGTATGAGAATACAGACTTTGTAGTTCCTCGTATTTCAAAACACGTTCCAGCATCCGGCAAACCATCGGTAAACAAAGCATGGAAAGGGTTTAGTGATTTCGTTGAATCTGTATTTGATAAAGATGGTAATTACAGAACCGATGTAGATTATCCTAAAAATCCAACAAAGTTATGTGATTGGTGTGAGTTCAAACAAAGAGGTATTTGTAACGGAAAATAATTTTTCGTATATATATGTATATACATAAATACGATTAAATATGGCAAACCTTAAACTCACTACTGTAAAGGTAATCCAAAAGTTGTATGATGAAGATTTTAAGATAGCTGCTATTAGAGGTGGTATAAACTTTCAAAAACTAGTCAATCGCTCTTTGGACCTTTACACAAAAGATGAACAATTTAGAAAACAATTAAACGAATACACTACATCTTTACAAATTAGTGGTTCACAATTTTAAAACAAGTTATGGCAAAAAAGAAAATCCTATTACTCTCCGATGACCTTCGAATGACAAGTGGTATTGCTAATGTTTCTAAACAATTGGTGTTAGGAACGGTGGATAAATACGATTGGGTTCAGTTAGGAGCAGCAATTCAACATCCTGATGCAGGTAAAGTATTTGACTTAAATGATAATGTCAGAGAAATAACAAAAGTAGCAGATGCTTCTGTTAAAATATACCCATCGGATGGATATGGTAATGCTGATATTATCCGTCAGTTGTTGATGATTGAAAAACCTGATGCAATCTTACACTTTACAGACCCGAGATACTGGATTTGGTTATATGAGATTGAGCATGAAATTCGTCAATCAGTTCCTTTATTCTTTTATCACATTTGGGATGATTTGCCAGACCCAAAATACAATAGAGATTACTACGAAAGTTGTGATTGGATTGGAACTATTTCAAAACAAACCTACGGTATTACTAAAAGAGTTTGGGGTTGGGATAAGGAGAAGCATTGGACTAAACCGGAAGATTGGCAAGTAAGTTATGTACCACATGGTATCAATTCTGAATTGTATAAACCGGTAGATGTTCCGGCAGACTTTAAAAAATCTGTATTAGGAGATAAAGAATACGATTTCATTTTATATTGGAATAACAGAAACATTCGTAGAAAACAACCTATGGATGCGATGTTAGCATTTGAAGAGTTCCGTAAAGCACTTGCACCAGAACATCAGGATAAAGTTTGTATGATATTACACACCGAACCAGTTATGGAGCATGGTACAGATTTACCCACATTTGCAGAACATTGTATGCCAGATGCGGATGTTATTTTTTTACCTAACAAATATACGGAAGACCAATTAAACTATCTTTACAATTTGGCAGATGTAACAATCAATGTGGCATCAAACGAAGGATTTGGATTAGCAACTGCTGAATCTGTAATGGCAGGAACTCCAATTATCGTAAATGTAACAGGTGGATTACAAGACCAATGTGGATTTAGAGAAAGAGGAACGGGTAAATTACTAACCGCAGAAGATTATGTGGAGATTGGTTCATTACACGATAGACATAGAAAAGCAGGTGTAGTTTGGGGAGATTGGGTTAAACCTATTTGGCCAGTTCGTTCAACAACAGGTTCAGTTCCAACACCATACATTTTTGATGATAGAGTTGATTTCCAAGATATTGCACCTTTAATTATGGACTTTTACAAAATGGGAAGAGAAGAAAGAAAAGCAGTAGGATTGAAAGGTAGAAACCACTTTTTAGGAGAAGGTAAATTAAGTTTAGAAGCAATGTGTAACTCATTATCAGATGGTATGGAAGGAGCATTTGCAAATTGGAAACCAAAAGAAAAATTTAAAGTTATAGAATTATAATATGAAACCAACATTAGTATTTCAAGGTCCAGTAGCAACACGTTCGGGTTATGGAGACCATGCGAGAGATTTATTACATTCTCTATATAAATTAGATAAGTTTGATATTAAAATTGTTAGTCTTCGTTGGGGTCAAACCCCAATGGATGCTCTCAATTATGATAATGAATTTCATAAATGGATAATTGAAAACATCATTCCATCCGTTCAACAAAAACCTGATATTTTTATTCAAGTAACAGTTCCCAACGAATTCCAACCAGTAGGATTCTACAACATTGGTATTACTGCGGCAATTGAAACAACACATTCACCTATTGAATGGGTACATGGTTGTAATAGAATGGACTTAATTATTGTTCCATCTGAACATTCTAAAAAGAGTTTAGTTGATTCAGTTTATAATGAACAAGATAAAGCAAGTGGTCAATTGATTGCTCAGCACAAAGTTCAAAAACCAGTTGAAATTTTGTTTGAAGGATTTAATGAAAATTTTGGAACAGAACATATCCAAGAAGTTACTCAATTAGATAAAATTAAAGAAGATTTTGCATTCTTATTCGTAGGACATTGGTTGAGAGGAGATTTAGGTGAGGATAGAAAAAACATTGGAATGATGATTAAAACATTCGCAATGGCATTCAAAAACGAAAAGGTTAAACCTGCATTGATTTTAAAAACATCATCAGCTGGATTTAGTGTATTGGATAGAGAAAATACTATTAAGAAAATCAAACAGGCATTGGGTAAAGATTACGGTTCAGTTCCTGTATATTTGATTCACGGAGATTTAACCGAAGCGGAAATGAATGGATTGTACGAACATCCAAAAGTAAAAGCAATGTTAAACTTTACAAAAGGTGAAGGATTTGGTAGACCATTATTAGAATTCAGTTTAGCAGGTAAACCAATTTTAGTTTCTAATTGGAGTGGACATTTGGATTTCTTAAAAGAAGGTGCAGTTTTATTAGATGGAGAGTTAAAAAATGTACATCCATCGGCAGCAGACCAATTCTTATTAAAAGAAGCAAAATGGTTTAGTGTAAACATATCAGAAGCATTGACTAAAATGAAAGATGTTTATAAGAATTATAGTAAGTATTTACCTGGTTCAACTAAATTGGCAAAAAATAACAGACAGAATTTCAGTTTACAAAAAATGACCGAAGGATTTGATGGTATTTTAAATCAATATGGTATTTATAATAAAGTACAACCAAAGTTTCAAACTTTACAATTACCTAAATTAAAATCATTAAATAAATAATCATATGGCAGTTAGGAACTTTAATACGGCGTATCTAAATGAAGTTATGGATTCCCATAGAGTTCCTGCTGTCACTATGGTAAAAGGTAAATTTTATTCTTTACTAAATTATGTAACGGTTGGTGGTAATAAGCAAGTTACTTCTAAATCGGATTCTGCTTTAATATTTACATTATTTGTATCTAAATCAAAAGATATAGTTCATTGTATAAAAGTATCAAATGTTAGTCCATCTATAATAAAAAGATTTTTTAAAAGATTAGTAAATTTAGATACGAGAGAAATTGAATTATCAGGAACTGCAAGAAGAACATATCAAACAGTAGTATCTAAATTTCCAGGTATTCAGGATGGAGCATATAGAACTTATAGATTAAGTAATATAAAAAATGTTCACGAATTGGATATGAATGTTAAATTTATAACATCTTCAAGAGATAAGGTAATTCGTATTAATCCTAGATTCCAAACACAAAATAAATAATTATGACATCAAAAGAATTTATCCTTTGGTTAAAAGGATTTTCAGAAGGAGTACATGAATATAATATTACTCCAAAACAATGGGATATTGTAAAAGATAAATTAGCAGAGGTTAAAGATGAACCAACTGAATCTTTTCCGATATATCCAAAACAACCTAATACTGTACCAATACAAACATTACCATTTATACAACCATACGACCCATATAACCCATATAAGATAACTTGTGAAACAAATGGTACAACTGGTACAACATTGACGGTTGCAACTGGTAGTAGTGGAACTATTGTATATAATCCATCAACATCAACCACATATGGTTATCCGAGTGGTTCTGCGTGGAATTACACAAACAATACATATGTACCATCAGCAGATATGTGGTCAGAACATCAATCAAGAATGGCACACTATAAACCATATAATCCACCATATACAACAGGTGGAGAAGATGAAATTGTAAAACATCACAATGAAGACTAAAAAATGAAATTAAGTTACGCAATAACTGCTTGTAATGAGCACGAAGAGATAATTAGATTAGTTACTCAATTATTAAATTACAAAGAAGAGAACTCTGAAATAGTGGTATTATTGGATACCCCAAAATCCTCACCAGAAATGATTGAGTATTTAGAGTTACAAGCAAATGCTGACAAAATTACGGTAATTGAATCGGAGTTTAGTGGTGATTTTGCACAATGGAAAAACTTTCTAAATTCAAATTGTAAAGGAGAATGGATATTTCAGTTAGATGCTGATGAGTATTTAGAACCAGATTTGATTGTAAATTTAGAAGAACTATTAGGTGCAAACGAAGATAAAGACCTGGTTGTAGTTCCTCGTATAAATACAGTTGAAGGTTTAACTCCACAACACATTCAAAAATGGGGTTGGAATGTAAATGAAAAAGGTTGGGTTAATTTTCCAGATGTTCAGACTCGTATTTACAAAAACAAAGATACAATTGGTTGGCAAGGTAAGGTTCATGAAAGGATTGTAGGATTTGATTCTTACACTGCATTTCCTTTGGATGAGGTATATTGTATCAAACACCCAAAAACAATCGAAAGACAAGAAAGACAGAACGATTACTACGATACTTTGATGTAATGGTTAGAGTTTATTATCACATATACGCGGTAGAAGGTGTTGATGAAATTATAGATGAGCAATTAAGTTTAATTGAAAAAAACTTTAACTTTCCATTTGTATTAAATGTTGGCATCTCTATTGCAAATGATAATTATTCGACAAGTAATATAATAGATAAATTCTATACTTTTAACAAACCGAATTATCGTATCAGAGATATTAGAGTTAAAGGACACGAATTCACTACATTAGAACTTATAGAAAAAGATAAAGAAAAATTTGGAGATTCGGATTTTATTTTGTATCTTCATACCAAAGGTGCATCCAAAAGAGGAAGTGGGGAATATAGTAATATAGAAAGTTGGAGACATCTTATGAATTACTTTAATGTAGAAAGATGTGAAGATGTATTCAAAATCTTAAACAAATCGGATTATAATACATACGGTGTTTTATTTGGTAAAGCAGGTCCTTGGATGATATATTCTGGTAATTTTTGGTGGATGAAAGCATCTTACGCAAAAACTATAAATTTAGATGGAGTAAAACGAAGTAGTAGGTTTGCATCAGAACATTCATTTTTACAAATGGGTGAGGGGTGGCAACCATATTCACCATATAATAGAGAAGGGGAAAACCATTATCTAATTAATTTTAACGAAGTAGGTTATAAATAATGAAAATAACATTCATATACGATTACAAAGATGGTGAGACATGGTCTACACCAATGGCACTCTTAAACGAATTCAAAGAAAGAGGATGGGAAACCGAAATAGTTCCAATTACGGCAAATGATGATTCTGCATTACAATTATGGATTCAACAAGATATTCCAACGGATATTGTGTTGTTTATGGATTGGGGTAGAATTGATTCAAAATGGTTGGATAAATCATTAAAACCTAACACATTTTGGATACAAGAAAGTGGAGATGACCCACAGAACTTTGAAAGAAACTCTCCCAAAGCAGATAGATTTCATTTTACAATTACACCTGATAAACAATGTGCAGAAGCATATAAAAAGAAGGGTATAAATGCTGAATGGATAAATCACTTTGCAGATACGGCAGTTCAATTCCCTATGAATTTAGAACCAAAACACGTTGCAGTTACCAGTAGAGGAATTGGTAATTCGGCATTTTTAGATTACATCACAAGATGGGCAGAAGGAGCAATTGGTAATCGTAATGGATTAAATGCAAAAGAACATACGGAGTTTTTGAATACCGGTTTAATGGTTATTCAGAATAGTAGATGGAAAGAAATCACTCGTAGAATATTCGAAGGAATGGCATGTGGTAAAATGGTTTTAACCGATAGATTGCCAGAAGAAACAGGTCTTTCTGAAATGTTTATAGATGGAGAAGATATTGTGTATTACGATGAGATGTTTGATTGTATAGAGAAGATGAACTACTACAATGAAAACGAAGATGAGAGAGAAAGAATAGCACATAATGGAATGATAAAAGTATTACACAATTACACACAAATTCAAGTAGTAGATAAACTAATAGAAGAATTTAAAAAGCACAAATAATGACATTTTCAGAATTTTACGAAGCTTCGGATTTCAAAAGTGATAAGGGTACAACGCATGATTATATCAATGGTTGGTATTCGGATGAATTTACATCTAAACGAAATGATAAATTAAAAATATTAGAAATAGGAGTACATAGAGGACCTTCTATGAAACTATTACGTGATTGGTTTATTAATTCCGAAATAACAGGCATAGACCCATTTGGAGATGGATTACCCGAAGGTATTGCAGATGATATTAGAAAAATGGGAGATATAACTATTATCCAAGATGACGCATATACAGAAAAAGTATTAAATATGTTTGAAGATAATTCAATTGATTATTTAATAGATGATGGACCGCATACATTGGATTCTCAATTATTTGCGATAGAGTATTGGTTTCCAAAAGTAAAAAAAGGTGGTACTATGATTATCGAAGATATACAAAAATTTGATAGAGATAAAGAAAAAATAGATGAGTTGTGTTTGCAATTGGGATTAAATTATGAAACAATTGATTTGAGAAACAATAAGGATAGATATGATGATGTTCTTTTAATATTTAGAAAATAAAATATGAAATATAGCATAGTAATTCCAACACTTTGGAAATCAGACAGAACTAAAAAACTACTTTCAGATTTAAATGAGTGCGAGTATGTTGATGAGATTATTGTAATAAATAATCAATTGACGGATGTATTGGATGGGAAAGTAGAAAAAGTTAGACATGTTTCATTTGGTAAAAACATTTATGTAAATCCAGCTTGGAATTGGGGAATACATAATGCTAAAAACAATCACATTGCATTACTAAACGATGATATAAACTTTAATCCAAACATATTTGAATTAATAACCGAAGATGTATTAAATCAATTTGGTATTATTGGTATGGGTGAGGGTAATTATAAATCCTTAAACATAGAAGGTGACCCTATATTAGAAGTTTGGCAACCAGGTGTAAACGATTGGGGTTGGGGTTGTTTTATTATGTTGAATAAAAAAGATTGGATTGATATTCCAGATAATATAAAAATATGGTATGGGGATAATATCATAAAAGATGTAAATCCTGCACCAAAAGCAGTATTACGAAATTTTAGAGTTGATACTGAAATGAGTACAACATCGGATGAACCTATTTGGGACGAGATAAAGAAAGAAGATTACAATAACTTTATAAACTATTTAAGAAATGCAAAAACTACCAATTAGTATAGGGATATTAGCTTGGAATAGTGGACAGGTATTGGTAGATACTTTAACTACATACCACAATAACGGATTGTTTGATATAGTAAACGATGCTACTATTTTATTTCAGGAAGCATCTATGCAAGATTATGAAATTGCAAAACATTTTGGATTAGATTGTATAGGGTTGCAAAAAAACATTGGTATCGGTAAAGCATTCATCAAACTAACCGAAAATGCACAAACTGAAAATGTAATGGTGTTGGAGCATGATTGGAATCTAATAGAAGATAAAGCAACCACATACCAAAGATTAGAATCTGGTTTAGAAATGCTAGATGGTAGTGTAAATGTAGTTAGATACAGACATAGAAAGTATCCAGGTATTCCACATTTTTCATTCAAATATATTGGTAAAGAACTTACTTACTATGATGATGAAATTGGATGTCAATCTCCACACTTATTAGATTCAGTACATTGGTGTGACCCTAAAAAAGAATTTCCTCAGCATATCGGTCAATTTGGTGAATACTTTTTAACATCATCTCGTTATGGTAATTGGACAAACAACCCTTGCTTATACAAAAAACAATTTTATTTAGATACTGTATCACAATTTGCAGGAGATGGTATTGCATTAGAAGGTAATATATCTAAATGGTGGGCACAACAAAACTATGGTGTGGCACATGGGGAGGGTTTATTTATGCATAACGATTGGGGTAAATACGGAAGAAGATAATGAAAGATTTGGTTATATCGGCAATTGCAAACTATTTGCCAGAAAAGATTAAAATATATGTTGAATCACTAAACGATTGTGGATACAATGGTGATAAAGTGATGATATGTTATAATATACCAAAAGAAACAATTGATTATTTAACAGATAAAGGTTGGGAATGCTATGGTGCTGAATTGCAAGGCCATCCTCATATGAGAAGATTGATTGATATGTGGTGGTTCTTACAAAACGATGAAAGAGAGTGGAATCATATAATTACAACAGATGTAAGAGATATTGTATGGCAAACAAACCCGTCCGATTGGTTAAAACTAACTAATAAAAACAAAATCATTTGTGCATCCGAATGTGTTACATATGAGAACGAACCGTGGGGTCATAAAAACATACACGAAGGATACGGACCTATGTTTTGGGATTGGGTTAAACAAAACACAATTGGTAATGTAGGTGTGATTGCTGGAAAACACAAATTAGTAAAAGATTTATTGATGTTGAATTGGTTAGTATCACAATCGGGAGATGTTAGACATTTTACAGACCAAAGTTCTTTTAATTTTGTAATACACAATGAACTTATAAAAGATAAAATTGATATAAACGTTGATTTTGCATTGCAAGTTGGAACTACAAAAATTGATTTTAAAATAGAAAATGATTTAGTTATGAATGGAGATGTGCCATTTGTGTTAGTACATCAATACGATAGAAATCCAGAACTAAATACTTTAATAACAAACAAATACAAATGAAAAAAATAGTTATTACAACATTTATAATGCCAAATGAAATAGATGATTTGGAAAGATTGTTAGCAGACTTAAACAAAGCATCTAAACATATAGATGGTAATAATTATGAGTTATACTTAGCACTTTCAGTTGATGATTATTTGGTTAATTGGGAAGAATCTAAATTGGATAAAGAGTTTTTCATCAACAGATTCAATGCACTAAAACCTTTGACAGAGTGGGCAGGCAAAACAACATTTAATGTTAGAGATGATATTATGGGTTGTACTTCTTTAAGAAGAGTTGCTCATAACGAATGTAAAGATGCTACTCACTTTATTTGGTTGGATACTGATATTGTATTTGATGAAAAGTTATTGTTTTATATAGATGAAAGTGTGGATGCACTAGAAAATTCTCAAATTACAATAGGAAAAACTATTTCAAAATATGTTATTAGTCCAGAATGTGTTAAAATATGGGATTCAACTTGGGATTGTTTAGTGAATGAAAATTTCTTAAATAAAGAAGAAGGTTATTGTAGAACAAATAATCCATATATAGATGCGGGTGAATATGGTGATGTTAGTTTGGAAATAGTAACTAATAATGTACCTGGACAACCAAGAATGAAGTTTGGTGGTGGTTGGTTTAATTGTTTATCAAAAGCATTATTAGATAGAGTTCCTTTACCAGAATCTATGGGTCACTATGGTCCAGATGATACTTATGTAATGTGGGCAAGTGAAAAGGTAATTCAAAAAGGAGAAGAGTTGTATCAGTTTAAATTAAAAAATCAGGTAGTTTGTGAAAACTATATTTATAGAGATAGAACTCACTATGATAAGTTGATAAAACGAATTGATAGAAAAGACGAGTTTAGAAATCAAGCAAACACATCATTTGCAAACGAAATAAATAAATTACAATAGTGGAAGAATTAAAAAAACAATTACAAGAAAAAGGATATACATTTTTTAAGATGCAAGATTATCCAGAATTTAAAGATGAATATGAATATTATAAAAAATACATATGTAGTTCTGAAAATAATTTATTAAAATATATAAACTCTGTTAGATTTGATAGTGAATCTTTAAAACTAAATATTAATTGTGAATCATTTGAAGAGGCAGAAGAAAGGGTAAATCAAGAACGTTTAAAAATTACAAAATACGATAAGTCGCATAGTCAATATTGGTTTTATGGAGAACCTATTGTTATAACAAATTCATTTAGACCACTCATAAACAAAATTGTTAATATTTTTTATAATGAAAACTCAGAAGAATATAAACACATTCTATCAATAACATACTATAAACCCGAATGTTTTTTAAAAGCTCACAGAGATGGACAAACCGGGACTAGATTATGTGCAGTTTTAATTTATTTAAATGATGAAGAATATAAACCTGAATGGGGTGGTAACATTGTTTTTGAAGGAACAGAATCGGTTAATCCAACATATGGAAATGTTGCTATATTAGATTTTAAAGAAGGTAATTGTTTACATGAAGTTAAAAAAGTAATAGATGGATATGGTAGATATGCTATTTTAGATTTTATAAGTTCAGAAGATGTAGGAAATACACCTAACCATTATTAGTTTAATTAAATTTTTTATATTTATATCCGTATATACAATCAATTATAATATGAAATTTGAAGTAACCAACCCCAAAGCTTGGAAAGCAGTAAATGAAAAAACTATGCCAATGTCTGATAAGATTAAGGTATATGAAAAATTAGGTGGTGCATATCGTTTAGGAGAGAATGGTGGAGAGCAAGTGTTTAACAAAATGACAGAATTGTTGAAACACAAAATGAATGAAGATGATGATAATTCTTCACCGGAAGAAACATTAGCAGGATTGAAAGATATGGCAATGGGTAATTTGGAAAGAATTGCCGATTATGCTAATATGATTGAAACCAGAATGAAAGAAGGACAGGAATTGGATTCTTGGATGTATTCTCAACTAACAGTTGCATTGGAAAATCTAAACTCGGTGCATGATGCAATGGATGGTGATGATGGTGAAAGAGAACCAATGTTAAAAGAAGGGGTATCATCAAAAGAAATGGATACTATTAAATCCGCAGTAGAAGCAGCATCATCATTTATGAATGTAGGAGCACAATTAAAGAGTGCAGGTTTACGATATACATTTGCAACAGAACCGTTGGCAATTTACATAGTTCAACCTACGGCAAATAATAAAGTGGCAATTATTAACAAAAGATATGCAAGTAATCCAGATTTCGTAGTTGGTGATATTGCAGTTGGTGTAATGGACTAATTATGGAAAATATATATTCAGTATTAATTACGGCAATAACAGTATTAGGTGGAACGGGTGCATGGAGATTCTATGAAAAGAGAGCAATAGCAAGAGAAAAAGATGAGGATTTCATCAGACACGATTGCAAAGATAGAATTTCTAAATTGGAAGCATTATTATCCGAATCATCAAAAGAAAAAGATTCTTTAAGAGATATGGTATTGGCACTTACAAAAGAAGTTGCTGCACTATCTGTTAAAGTAGAATACCTTACAAAAGAAAACGATAAATTATCCAAAGGTAAAAAAACATTAAATGGCTAAGATTCTACAAGAATGTATTATTGTATCCAAAGAGGTTGATGATAAGTTCATTCTAGCAAAGAATAGAGATAGAGCTTATGCACCAACTCTTGAAATTGTACATACTATAATGGATGGGATTGAAGTTGCTTATCTACACGATACAACAACCGATTGGAGTGAAGGTATGAATGAAAATGGTATAGGTGTTGTGAACTCTGCTCTATTGGTAGGACACGATGAGGCAGAACATAAGATTGTAAAGAAGGGTGGTAAACCTGGACCTGATGGTGATAAAATGAGAAATATCATCAAACAACCTACATTAAAAGATGCTATAAAAGCAGCAGTAACATATAAAGGAAAGAGTGGTTTATCGTTAAAAGGTCACACATTCGTATCATCTGCAAAACAAATGGTTAGTATTGAAACCACATCAAAACATAAACCAGATATTCAAATACAAAATACAGAATCACCGGTAGTTCGTACAAATCACGGACATATGTTTACAGATGCTGGATACACACATGGTGAGAAATATCTTTCATCACAAATGAGAAAAATATCAGCAGAGAAATCGGTTGATAAAGTGGACGATTGGAAAGAAATTGCACATGCTATGAGAAAAGAGTTTTTTCCAAAAAGACCACAGATGAATATGAAAAGAGATACAAATCAAATGTCTACATCATCACAAACGGTTATGAATCTTACGGATAAGATATTGCAAATTACATATTTTAAAGATAAGGTTAAGGAGTTTAAGGGGATTAATAGTAATTTACCAGAAGGGTATATTCCTAAAATTAAAATAGAAGTAATAGAAGCATAATGTTTTCAAAATCTGCAACATCTGGTATTTGGAACGGTAAAAAAGTGGAGTTCGGTAAGGTTTATGGAAACCCTATGGCAACTGCATTTGGGCAAGTTAAAGAGGATATGGGAAAAAAGTTACGAGTATTTGATTTCGATGATACATTAGTTCAGACTAAATCACATATATACATCACACATAAAGACGGTAAAAAATCCAAATTAACTCCTGGTGAGTATGCAGTATATGAACCAAAAAGTGGTGATAAGTTTGATTTTTCTGATTTTGAAAAAGTAAAACAACCACAAGAAATTAAAGGTGTTACCGATTTGTTAAGAAAAATTGCAAAAGCAGAGGGAGAACGAAAGATTGTAATATTAACTGCGAGGGGTGCATATAGACCAGTTAAGGATTATTTACAAGATATTGGGTTAAGCGATATATATGTTGTTGCATTGAATAGTGCTGACCCACAAGATAAAGCAGATTGGATAGAGCAAAAGATTAAGGAGGGATATAACGATGTATTCTTCATTGATGACTCTCATAAGAATGTACAAGCAGTTCAAAAATTGGAAAAGAAATACCCTGATATTAAATTGCAAGTTAGACATGTCCAACACAATGTACCTGCACCACCAAAAGAAACAAACGAATTAAAATTAAAATCATTATTACCTAATAAGTTATGATATACCTTTTTACAGGTCAACCAGGAAGTGGTAAAACTACTCTGGCAAAGAAGTTACAATTTTGGTTACAAACCGATAAGAAAAATTGGAGAAAAGATGTATTCCACATCGATGGTGACCAATTGAGAGAACTATTCCCTAATACAGATTATTCCAAAGAAGGTAGAGAGAAAAACATTCAAAAGGCATTTGATATTGCAAAATATTTGGATAGTTGTGGTAGTGATGTGGTAATATCAATGGTATCCCCATATAGAGAACTAAGAGAACAACTTAAATCGGAATGCAAAGTAAGAGAAATTTACTGCCATACCAAAAAAATGAGAGGTAGAGAAAAGTTTTTTGCATTAGATTATGAAACTCCTATTGAATTTTATGTAGATTTGGATACATCTAAACAACCTGATGAAACTTTTAGTAATTTATTGAAGTTTTTAATTTAATTTGATATACTTATATATGTATCAACATAGATAATAGTATGGAAGAAGATGAAGAAGTTACTGGCTTTTTTCCCAATTTGGAAAATAGCAGAAGTGTTAAAAGGGGATTAGGAGCTCAACCTCTTTTAGAATCACAAATCAGAGCAGCACAATCAAAATCCGCATCGGCATTTGAAGCAGCAAGAACATTAGGTGTTTCATATAACACATACAAAAAGTATGCAAAGTTATATGGGGTGTTTGATGATTTAAAAAATCCGTATGGTATTGGTATTCAGAAAGCAAAAGCAATTAAGAATAAGAAGTATCACATAGATGATTTAATTGCAGGAAAGCATATCAAATACCCATTACACAAATTTAAGAATAAACTATTTGATAGCGGATATGTTCCGAAAGTATGTGGTAGTTGTGGATTTAGTGAAGAGAGAATAACCGATGGTAAAATGCCATTACTAATAGATTTTCTAGATGGAAATTTAAATAACAGAAAATTAGAAAATATCAGACCATTATGTTATAATTGTTTCTTCTTATTGGTAGGAGAAAGAAATGTAAAGAATTGGTATGATGAAAATGGTATGCCAGATGAAGAAGATATACAGGAGTAAAGTTCCATTTAGAATTAGTTTTGGAGGTGGAGGAACTGATATGAGTTCTTATACCAAAAACCATACGGGTGCGGTAATCAATACTACAATCCGTTTATTCACTCATACATCATTAGTATTGAGAGATGATATGAAGGTATCGTTTGAATGGATAAACAAATCTGAAAAAGAAGAGCATGATTTTAGTAGTGAATTGGATTGTTCTTATGGACTAAAACTATTCAAAGCAACTCATAATCACATATTCAAACGATTCAAATTACCACCTATCGGATATGATATAGTATCACATCAAGATGCACCTACGGGTAGTGGGTTGGGAACATCATCTACTTTGATTGTATCGTTGATTGGAGTATATCAGGAGTTATTCAACTTACCTTTGGGTGAGTATGATATTGCAGAGATGGCAGTTCAGATTGAAAGAATTGAATTAGGAGAAAATGGTGGCAAACAAGACCAATATGCAGCTGCGTTTGGTGGGTTTAACTATATGGAATTTAAGGGTGATGAAGTTATTGTAAATCCACTACGAATAAAGGATAAGGTGCAAGATGAATTGGAAAACAATATCTTATTATATTACACATCATTTACTCGCAAAAGTTCAGACGTTTTAGAAGAACAAATAAAGAACATAGAAGATGAAAACAAAACATCACTATTATCACTACATGGTTTGGTAGAACAGGCAAAACTAATAAAGGATTGTTTGATTAGAGGTAAGATAGAAGAGTTGGGAGAGATATTAGATTATGGGTTCAAACAAAAAACTTCATTAGCAAAAGGAATAACAACACCTGAAATTCAAACCCTATATGATACTGCAATAAAAGCAGGGGCAACTGGTGGTAAGATAAGTGGTGCAGGGGGTGGTGGATTTATATTCTTCTATTGTCCTAACAATACTAAGTATAATGTGATAAGAGAATTGAATAAATTAAGTATGGGATACCCACAAACATTTACTTGGAATAAATTTGGATTGAGGACTTGGAGTATATAAAATTATTTAATCAAAATTTAATATGAAAGAAGAAAAAAAAATAGTAGAACGAATATTTAAGAGTGATGAGTGCACTTCCATTTGGAAATACGATTTAGAAAAATCATCCTCTAATCCAATATCAGTAGAACACAAATGGAATCCATCTTATTTAAAAGAAATAGAGATAAGACAAAAAAGAGGTAGATAATTTGGTATTATCAAAAATGTTTCGTATATTTGCATAAATAAAATAAAATTTATGGCTAAAAAACAAAATTCATCAAATCTAGTTACCCAATTATTTGTATTAAAGCAGTAAACCCAATGGGGGTGCATGAAAATGTACCCCCTTTTTTATTTTAACAATTAAACAATTTTTTAACAAAAACAAAACAAGTATGAAAAAAGTGATTTTATCGCTTCTCCTTTCAATAACTGCTTTTGTAGGATTTGGACAGATTACCACTTCCTCAATTTCAGGTGTTGTAAAGAATGAGAAAAACGAAGTGTTGGTTGGAGCAACAATCCAAGCAGTACACACTCCAACTGGTACTAAGTATTCTACATCTACCAATAAATCAGGTGGATATGTACTACCCGGTGTTAGAGTAGGAGGACCTTACACAATTCAGGCAACATTTGTTGGTACGAAGAAAGAGGAGGTTGCAGATGTTAATACACAGTTAGGTATTACATCAAATGTGAATTTTTTATTAGTTGATGACAACAGAACTCTAAAAGAGGTTGTTGTGGTTTCTACTCGAAACAATATTATATCGAGAGAAAAGACAGGTGCATCACAACAATTTTCTCGTAGAGAGTTACAAACTATTCCAATTACAGGAGCTAGAACTATCGATGGTATTACAAAATACAATCCATTCGGTAATGGTAATTCATTTGGAGCACAAGATTCTCGTTTGAACAACTTCACTATTGATGGTTCTCAATTTAATAACAACTTCGGTTTAGGCTCATCTGCACAAGCGGGTGGTAGAACTGGTGCAAGTGCTATTTCATTGGATGCGATTGACCAATTGCAAGTGAATATTGCACCTTTTGATATTCGTCAGAGTGGGTTTACTGGCGCAGGTATCAATGCAGTAACACGAAGTGGTACAAATGAAGTAGAAGGTTCTGCATACCAAACACAACGAAATAATAGTTCAACTTATATTGGTGATAACGCAAATGGAACAAAAGTTACTCCATCTAAATTTGATGAGAAAGTACAAGGTTTCCGTATAGGTGCACCAATCATTAAGAACAAATTGTTCATTTTTACTAACTATGAAGGTATTGAAAGAACTGAACCGGGTACAACTTGGACATCAACAGGTTCTCCATTGGCAGGTTCACAAGTTAGTAGACCAACTTTCCAACAATTGACCGACCTTTCTAAATTTATGAGAGATAAGTTCAATTACGAAACAGGTCCGTTTGAAGGGTATTCTAATACAAACGTATCTAATAAATTCTTAGTTCGTTTGGATTGGAACATCAATGATAATAACAAATTAACTGCTCGTTATGTTTACCACGATTCAGAAGCAGAAATTGGTATTTCTAATTCTCAATCAGCGGGTTTTGGTAATAGAACTGGAAACATTAACGCAATGAGTTTCCAAAATAGTGGATATACTATTCAGGATAACACTCGTTCGGCAGTATTGGAGTTGAACTCTAAAATATCAAATACATTACACAATAACTTAATTGTATCATACGATAAGCAAATTGAGAACAGAGGTTATATGTCTCAAATGTTCCCAACAATTGATATATTACAAGGTTCTACTACATTAACATCGGTAGGATTTGACCCATTCACTCCGGGTAATAAATTGGATTATGCATCATTCAATGTTACAAACAACGTAACAAAGTATTTGAATAAGCACACATTGGTTGGTGGTTTTAACTTTCAAAGTTTCCAATCTAATAACTTATTCTTCCCTGCATCCAATGGTGTTTACATCTTCAATAGTTTAGCAGATTTCTACACCGCAGCTAATCAATCATTGGCAAATGGTGGAGCACCATCTACATTTGCACCTGCTCGTTTCCAATTCCGTTATTCGGCATTACCAGGAGCAATCGAACCAATGCAAACTTTAAGGTCAAATAGATTGGATTTATACTTACAAGATGAGTATGATGCAACACAAAATTTAAAATTAACATTTGGTGTTAGAGCAAATATTATTGGGTTTGATAATACTGCATTAGAAAACTCAGCAGTTACTGCAATGACATTTGCAAATGGTGAGAAATTGAATACAGGTGTAATGCCAGAAACACAAGTTCTTTTTGAACCTCGTGTTGGTTTCAATTATAACTTAAAGGGTGAAAGTAAAACACAATTTAGAGGTGGTACTGGTGTATTCACAGGTAGACCTCCGTATGTATTTTTATCTAACCAAATTGGTAACAATGGTGTGTTGACAGGATTTATTGATGTAAGTGGTGCAGCAGCAGCTAAATATGGTTTTACCGCTGACCCTAACAAATACTTCATTCCATCAACTCCAACTTTACCATCTACATTTGATTTAGCATTAACAGACCCTAACTACAAATTCCCACAAGTTTGGAAAACGAATTTGGCAGTAGACCAAAAGTTACCATTCTTCGGATTGATAGCAAGTGCTGAATACCTTTACAATCAAACACTTAACGCAGTTCATTACTACGAAGCTAACCTAAGAAATCCTGTTGGAACTTTGGGTGGTGTAGATAATAGAGCTCGTTTCGGTGGAAGTGATGCAACTGTAAGAGTAAATAACAATGTGAGTAGAGCAGTAGTTCTTACAAATAGAAATGGTGCATTCCACGAATCATTAACATTGAAATTAGAAAAGCCAGTTCAAAAAGGTTTCTGGGGTTCAATTGCATGGACAACTGCTAACTCAAAAGATTTTATGAGTGCAGGTTCAATTGCTAGTGGTTCTTGGCAATCAGCATTATCAGTTAATGGTAATAACGATTTAGGATTATCATTCGCAGATGCTTTTGTTAGAAATAGATTTGTAGGTTTATTAGGATATAGAATTGAATACGGTGATAAATTCGGTGGAGCAACTACATTTACATTAGGTTATGTAGGACAAGAATCTAACCCATATTCGTATATCGTAGCAGGTGACCTTAATGGTGATAGAGTAAACAACAACGATTTAATTTTTGTTCCAAACAAAGGTTCAGATATTAGATTTGCACCATTGACAGTTGGAACAAGAGTTTATACAGAAGCAGAACAACAAGCTGCATTTGATAAATTCATTGACCAAGACCCGTATTTATCAACTCGCAGAGGTCAATATACTGAAAGAAACGGTGGATTGTTACCATACTTACACAGATTTGATTTATCAGTAGCACAAGATGTATTTATTAAGATTGGTGGAAAGAGAAATGCATTCCAAATCAGAGCAGATATTCTTAACTTTGGTAACTTAGTTGATAATACATTCGGTGTTTCTCAAAGAGCAACTGCACCTCAATTGTTGAACTTTGTAAGCAGAGATGCAGTAACAAATGTTCCATCGTATAGATTTGCAACTCAAAGATTGACAGATGGTTCTACAATTTTAGCAAGAGATACTCACCAGTACAATTCATCAGTATTTGATGTATGGAGTGCTCAATTAGGTATCCGTTACATTTTTGGTAGATAGTAAACAAATATCTAAACTTAAATGGGAAAGCGAAAGTTTTCCCATTTTTGTTTGGAAAAATGAAAAAAATGTAGTATATTTGTGGAAACAAAAATAAATAAGTTATATGGCAAAAATAATTAAGTTTGACACACAGGTCAGAAGTGGATTGAAGGAGGGTGTAGACAAGTTGGCAAATGCCGTAAAAGTTACACTTGGTCCAAAAGGTAGAAATGTAATTCTACAAAAACAGTTTGGTGTTCCTCATATTACAAAGGATGGTGTTTCGGTTGCGAAAGAAATTGAGTTAGAAGACCCAATTGAAAACATAGGAGCACAATTAGTAAAAGAGGTGGCACAGAAAACCGCAGACCAAGCGGGAGATGGTACTACAACTGCGACAGTTCTTGCACAAGAGATTTTCTCATTGGGTGTGAAGAATGTTACGGCAGGAGCAAATCCAATGGATTTAAAGAGAGGTATTGAGGATGCAGTTCGTATCGTTGTAGATGAGTTGGAAAAAATATCAAAACCAGTTGCAACATCTACTGAAATTGAGCAAGTAGCAACAGTATCTGCAAACAACGATGCATCCATTGGTTCTATGATTGCAACTGCAATGGAGAAAGTAGGTAAAGATGGTATTATTACGGTAGAGGAAGCAAAGGGAATTGAAACGGAAGTAAAAACCGTAGAAGGTATGCAAATCGACAAGGGATTCTTATCTCCTTATTTTGTAACTAATCAGGAATCTATGGAAGCAGAGTTAGAAAATCCGTATATTTTAATCTATGATAAACGCATTTCAACATTAAAAGAAATCTTACCTATTTTAGAATCAACTGCACAGACAAACAAACCTTTACTGATTATCGCAGAAGATGTGGATGGTGAAGCATTGGGGGCATTGGTTGTAAATAAGATGAGAGGTTCTCTTAAAATTGCAGCAGTTAAAGCACCTGCATTCGGAGATAGAAGAAAAGAGATTTTAGAAGATATTGCAGTATTGACAGGAGGGACGGTAATTAGTGAAGAAGTTGGTTTAACATTGGATAAAGCAACTGTTAAAGATTTAGGAACTGCTGAGAAGATTACAATTGATAAGGATACAACAACATTCATCAACGGTGGCGGAAATGCGGAAAACATTAAAGCAAGAATTGATTTGATTAAAAACCAAATTGAGAAATCTACATCGGATTATGATAAAGAGAAGTTGCAAGAAAGATTATCTAAATTATCAGGTGGTGTTGCAATTATCTATATCGGAGCAACTACGGAAGTAGAGATGAAAGAGAAGAAAGATAGAGTAGATGATGCACTACACGCAACCAGAGCAGCGGTAGCAGAGGGTATCGTACCAGGTGGTGGAACTGCTTTAATTAGAGCACAATTGGCATTAGATAATGTAAGAGTTGAAAGGTCTGATGATTATCACACCGGTATTCTAATAGTTAGAAAAGCAATTGAAGCACCTTTAAGAACTATTGTTCAAAATGGTGGTGGTTCAGCGGAAGTTGTAATCAACGAAGTTGCAGGTGGTAAAGGTAATATGGGTTACAATGCAAGAACTGAAAAGTTTGAGGATTTGGTAGTAGCAGGTATTATTGACCCAACCAAAGTGACTCGTTTAGCACTACAAAATGCAGCATCAATTGCATCATTATTACTAACTACCGAATGTGTGGTAGCAATCAACAAAGAGGATGAAAAACCTCAATCACCACAAGGTGGATTTGGAATGTAAAATTTAAATAAACAATAAAAACAAAAAGTTATGGCAAAGTATTACGCAGTTACAGTAGCAGTAGAAGTTGAAGATGCAAAAGGCAAAATCAAAAAACAAAGAGAGCAGTATTTGGTAGATGCACTATCCGTTACGGAAGCAGAAGCTAAGTTAGTTCAGAAGTTTGTAGACGAGGCAGTTCAATTGGAGTACGAAGTAGTTAAAGTTTCAGATACAAAGATTTTAGAAGTATTCTAATATGGAAACCGAACTTAAAGAAGAAAAAGTATTAGTTCTTAAAAGAGTTCCACCAGGGGATAGATGGGTATTTGCCGATGGTTCATCCAAAAGCGTTTATCCATCTCTTACCGATGGGTTGGAAGCTTGGTTTCAAGTTAATGGAGATACTAATTTCTATATTGAAGCAAGAAAAGGAACAGTAGAAATTGTTAGAGAAGAAGAAGTTGATGTTCCAGTAAAACGGTTCTCACTATATGGGGAAGACTAAAACATTAGTAATAGTAAGTGGTTATTTCAATCCGGTTCATAAAGGACATATTGATTATTTAAGACGAAGCAAAGAGCTTGGAGACGAGCTCTTTGTTATTGTCAATAATGATTATCAAAGAGCATTAAAAGGTTCTACTGAATTTATGAAACAAGAGGAGAGGTATGAAATTGTATCAAATCTAAAACAAGTAGATTGGGCAATTATTGCAATAGATAAAAATAGAGAGGTTGCAAAAACAGTTCAATTAATCTACGAAACTCACAAAGATAGTTATGATAAATTTATATTTGCCAATGGTGGAGACCAACTAACACATTCTATTTCAGAAAAATCTATGTGTGATAAGTTGGGTATCGAAATGATATTTGGTATGGGAGATAAAATACAATCTTCTTCGTGGTTATTAAAATAACTTTAATAAAATTTTTATATATTTATATTTAATTAAAATCGTTCACTAAACAAAAAAACAATGGGATTATTCGCATTTATTAAAAGTCTTTTCTCAAAAGCAGAACAGATTCAAAACGCAGCTGAAACTTTTGTAAATCAAGTAGAAGAAATTGCACCAGAAACAAAGAAAGTAACTCAAAAGGTAAAATCAGGAATTTCAAAAGCAAAGAAAGCTACAAAAAAAGCAGAAGAAGTAGTTGCTGAAAATGAAGTTGCAATCAATGTTGCAGAGACAGTAGTTAAAACTGCAAAAGCAAAGAGAGCAGCTAAAAAGTAGTAGAGTATCAATCGGTTATGTTATAATTTTTACTTATAAATTGTAACAAAATGGCAAAAGCAAAAAGTTCTGTTGGTAATAGCAACAAAAAGGTAACATTCGGAAAAAGAGGAAAAGGTAAAGCTAAAAAGGCATTTTCTAAATACGAAGAAAAACCAAAAAAATATAGAGGACAAGGAAGATAATGATAAGATTAAAATCACTACTTAAAGAGGAAGAGGTTGTAAAAAACAAAGATACTGGTAATGTTTATGTGGTTCAGAAGATGAATCCTAATAAACACGTTAAACCTACACCTGCTGAAATTGAAAAAGCAAAATCAAAGAACGGTGGGCAGTTACCAAAATCAGAACCTCAATCTCCACAGAAACCACAGAATACTGCACCTACCAAACCAGGTCAGAAATTGGGTGGTAGTGATTTTGCATCATCGGCAGAAACTCCAAATGGTAGTGGGATGCCAAAGTTGAAAGACTTGATGCCAAATGCAGATTTCTCTAACAAACCACTTTCGCAAGTAACTCCAATTGAAAGACAACAAATATCTACTATTGTAGATAAATTGGCGGAATTGGGTAAGCAAGCAAAGGAAAAAGGAGAGCAAGCACCTAACTTTAATCTATGTCAAGTATCGATTCCTGGTACCAACTTATATTGTGATGGTAACAAAGGAATTGAAAGAGGTGATATGCCTCAATTCAAAGGAACACCACAACCTGGTTCACCTGCCGATAAACTTCCAAAGGATGAAAACGGAGAAGCAGATACCGAAGAATTCTTCAAACAAATGTTGAATAAGCAGGGTATTAAAGTATCAGAACCTACGGCAGTTCCACCAGATAGATTAAAAGCAACTCAATCGGAGTTAGTTGGTGTTAAAGTTGCAGGTATGAGTAAAGTGTTAGAAGACCCTAATCACCCTGCATATTCAAAAATTACTGCACCTATATATGTTTCAAACGATGGATATGTATTAGATGGACACCATAGATGGGCAGCAGTTGTTGCACACAATGCGGCACATCCTGATAAGCAAATTCCAATGAATGTTAGAGTTATCGATGAACCAATTGAACCATTGGTAAAACGTTCAAACGCATTTGCAGAAAAGATGGGTATTAGAGCTAAAAAAGCAGATACGGGAGCAAAAGGAGGACCATCACCAATAGCATAACAAAAGTGGGTATTATTAAAGGAAAATCATCTGGTAAAAACATTCAAACAATCCAGTTACCCGGTGGTGGACAATTGTTTGGTACTATACACAGAAATACTAAAATGGTTGATGATATAATTGACCATATAAAAACCACAATACCACAAGAAAAGTGGAAAGATGTTGTATTTGTAGGAGAGGGTGGAGCAAGTGGTAAAAATGGAGAGATAGTATTTCACGATGAGATGAAATATGCAGCACCAAAGTTTAAAGAATTAGGTGCAGGTATTGATACTTGGGATGGAGATGAATTGGATGTACACAATGACCAATCCAAATTGTATAAAAAACAAATGGAAAAAACTGGTCTAAATCATTCGCAAGTTAAAGCGGGTAATTGGGCAAGTATGATTGGACAAGGTGAGGGTACTGATACTATGAGTCCAAAAGATTATTTGGATAACGAAGGTAAACAATTCTTACAGAATGCTGCAAAAGAAGCAGGACTTCCACAAATAGCAAGTTTTGATAATCCAACAGGTACAACACCAACCGAAGATAATTGGAAAGGTAGTGGGGATAAAGGTACATTGTATAGATTATCTTTCCCGGAGGATAACAATGATAAAAAAACTAAAATAAACGATATTCAGGTAGCATTTAATAATATCAGAGATGAGAATATTTTAGATAAATCAAAAGAATTACAAAAGAAAGGTAAGATACCTGTTGTGGTAGCAGGTGAAGACCATATTAAACTTGTTAAAGATATAATAGGTAAAACTTCAAATTTATCAGAACTTTCTTTAAGGGGTATTCTTAAATCAATAGGTAAACTATAAAAATATGTATCCAGTTAGAGGGTATTACAAACCAGAAGCATCTTTTTATACCATAAACGAATGGGAAGGGATAGCTAATGAGTTTTTAAATCTTGAAAAACAAGGATACGATACCAGAGGTGGTGTTATTGATAATAACGCAACTTTGGTAGGTTTAATCAACAAATATTTTGGCTATCAACTTTATGTTGAAACCGAATTATACGATGATTTGACAAAAAAGAATGTATTAGATTTCATTGAAGATTTTGTGAACCACAGAGTATGGGGATTGAAAACTGAATTTGAAAAATACATTGTAAATATAGATAATGATAAATTTGCATTTTTTTATTCAAGAAGTGCAATTGAACCATATATATTATTGAGTGAACAGTTTACAAAGGATACTTATGGTAGTACGGATGTAATAGTTGAAACTATGCATTGGGCATCACCACAAGGATTAAAAAATATAGAAGATGGAATTTCAGAAGGATTCCAATTCGCAATATCTACATTTACTACACAGGCGAGAGAGTTTTTCAGACCTGAAAGTAATGTGTTGGTTAAATTAAAAGGTAAGTTAGTAGCAGCTTTTCAATCAGATGCAAAGACTTTGGTTACAGACAAGGGAAATAGGGCAGCAAACCTATTTCGTTTCTCCTATCCTGACAATGAAAACAATTTATGTCGTAATTGGGAGAAATGTAAAAAAGATAAAACATATCTTTGGAACGAAATTGTTATTAAACCAATATCTATTGTAGATTATAAGATTGTAAAGAAATACTAAACTTACATATAATGCTACTAAAAAGAGGAGACAACAATGCCGAAGTAAAGCAATTACAGGCAAAGTTAGGACTAGAACCAGTTGGTAATTTCGGTCCAAAAACAGAAGATGCAGTTAAAGCATTCCAAGCAAAAAATGGTTTAACCGCAGATGGTAAAGTAGGTCCAACAACTTGGGCAAAGATAATGGGAGCACCCGTTGCTTCAACACCTACACCGGCACCCGTAGCAGCACCTGCTGCACCAATCGCAAATTCGGGTAATCTAAAACTTTCAAATCTTAAAGGACATATTCCAGATGCAGTAATTGCAATGATTCCTGATACTGCTGCAAAGTTCGGTATCAACACACCATTAAGATTAGCACATTTCTTAGCACAATGTGGACACGAAAGTGGTGGATTCAGAGCAACACAAGAAAATCTAAACTATTCTGCAAAAGGTTTAATGGGTATATTCAGAAAGTATTTCCCAACAGAAGCATTAGCAAATGCGTATGCAAGACAACCTGCTAAAATTGCTGCAAAGGTGTATGGTAATAGAATGGGTAATGGTAATGAGGCAAGTGGAGAAGGCTACAAATTCAGAGGTCGGGGGTATATCCAATTGACAGGTAAGGAAAACTATACTGCATTTGGTAAATCTATCGGTGAAGATATGGTTGCAAATCCAGATAAAGTTGCAGGTCCTTATGCATTATTATCAGCAGCATGGTTTTTCTCTAAAAACGGATTACACAGAATGGCAGATGAAGGAGCAAGTGATGCAGTTGTAACAAAGATTACTAAAAGAGTAAATGGTGGTACAATTGGATTACCTGACAGAATAAAACATTTTAAAGAATATTACAAATTGTTAGTATAATTTAATAAAGGGAGAAAATAAAAATTCTCCCTTTTCTTTTTTATTATATATTTATAAATGATTAAAATCAGAATATGACTAACAAATTGAATGTAAGTGATTTAGTTACAAAGGGATTGATATATCTAGTATCCTTTTGGATTTGTGTTGCTCTTATAACACAGAGTTATTTCGTTTATTTACATTTTAATGATAGCGAAACTGCTAAAAACCTATCGACTAAATTTGATGAAAAGTTTAATGGGTATTACAAAAATACACCAGGTAACATTTTTTATAATGGTGAAGAACCGTTATACTATATGGAAGAAAACGAATTGTGGGTTGATGGTGTAACAAATCAGGTTAAAATTGGTAAGTTAGCAGGTAATAGAAATTTAGAATTTGGAGTTAGAAATATATTAGAAGAATACATCCAAGAAGCAGGATATGCTCTTTCTGATAATGCAGGTAAAAAAATAAAAGTAGAAATCGTTTATTTAGACGTATTAACTACTAAAACAAACATTTCGGTATTTCACAGAGATAATGCCGAGGTAGTTATCCGATTAAAGGGAATTCTTTATAAGGATGGCAAAAAAGTCAAAGAGGTTATGGTTGAAGAATCTTCATCAGAAATCTCGATGTCTACCCTAATAGTAGATGGTGGCGGTAAGTTCAACCAAACTTCTTTAAGTAATGCACTTAAAAAAGGTTGCGAACAAATCATCACTAAACTATTAGGCTAAAATGAAAAAACTTTTAATGACCCTATTACTATTAGTAGTAGGATTATCTTCTTACGGACAATTGACAATCAGTCAATCCCTAATCCCACCATCTAACATCAAAGTTGGTGATACTATCACAGTTAGATATACTTTAACAAAAGGACAAGTAATCAAAAACCCACGTTATCTTTGGTTTAGATACCAATTTAACAATAAGGCATTGACCTATGTATCAACTGCATTCAATCAAGGTGCATCTGCACAAACATTCTACACAGGTTGGAATAACTACAAATTTACTCCAAACGGTGGTGCAAGTGATAATGATTTGAATGTTCAATATGGTTTAACACCTTGGGCATATAACGCAAATGCAGATTGGAATGTTGGACAATTAACAGTTCAAAGAGCAGACGCATCTATTAGTGGTATAATTGCTACTCAAAAATATATCCTAAAAGACCAAAATGCATACAACAATATATTCAAAATAGATTTGGCAACTGGTACTGATACGACCGGTGCAAATGTTGGAACTATATATGGTGGTGGATTTTCTTCTATCACAAATGTAACTGGTAATACATCTCAATTCAAAGTAAAAGTTTTATTCCCACAAGGATATAACATTACCGACCATAGTGTTCAGTTGATGAGATTAAAATCGGATAATAGTGGAGATATTGATTGGTCACAACAACCTATTGCACAATTACCATTGGATGCAAGTGGTGAAGCATTATTCACAACACAGGTAAAAGTTGGTGATGAGGTTGGTGTATTTGTAGGAGCAACATTCCAAAAAGCATGGATGAATAATATCGTAACTGTATCGGATGCATACAAAGCATTTTTAGGACACTCACAAACTGATATTGGCGGAACTCCAAACTTCTTTACTTTACCTGTATTGGAAAGAAGAGTTGGTAAAGTTAGTTTAGGTAATAGTGCATTTGGAGAAGCAGATTCATACGCATTATTTGCGCATGTAATGGGACAAAATGTATCAACAACTGCATCTATTCCAACAAACACATCAACATCAGTAAGATGGTATAGTGGTTTATTGAATCAGAGTTGGTTAGATGGTGTTGTTAAAAACAAAGTGGTAATCACACAACCTATACAAGAAGCATATGCAGTATTTGCTTGGGGTGGTGACTTGAACTGGTCACATTCATCAGACCCGGCACAAATTGCAAGTAGAATTAGTAGTAACCAATTCACTAATTCAGTTGGGGTTGCAAATAGAACAATTGCACCTTTAACATATCAAAACAAAACAATAGAAAACGCAACATTAAGTGTAGTTTCTAGAATTGAAAATGGTAAAGTTGTATTAACTACAAACTTGACAAAAGAAGGATTAGCAGGTTTGCAAGTGGTGATGAATTATGATAATACTAAATTAACATTGGATAATGTAATATTTGATGCAGGTTCTACAATCACTAACTTTTCAACAAAAGAAGATGGTAGATTGACATTTGGTTCTATGGACCAATTGAAAACTTCAAGAATTAAAACAGGAACTCCATATAGATTGATATTCACACCAAAAGAAACTTTAACAAATACGGCGGGTTTATTCTTTTTTGTATTATCAGATGCAGTAGACGCCAAAGGTAACAAAGTGAATTTAATAGTTGAATAATATGAAACATTTATTAGTTACATTATTCTTATTTATATCATTTTTAGGGTTCGGACAGAGTGTATCTGCTCCGGACTCTAAATCGTTTATACCATCCACAAACGGACAAGATGCAAGTGGGTTTAGTTTAAGTGGTTTTGGTTCTACTGAAACACTATTAGCATCAATCAGTTTAATTAATCCACCAACTGGTACTACATTTAATCTAACTACTACAACGGGTCTAACCGCAGCAAGTGGTTTTACATTAGCAGGTAATAAGACTCGTTTGGTGGTAACGGGAACAATGTCTAATATCAATATGGCATTATCATCCTTAAAAATAAATACGGGTTCAATAATTGGGAATGTTCAATTATCAGTAGCAGCAACCGTAAATCCAGTAGGGTTCTTTTACAACGGAGTAAATGGACACTTTTATAGACCTGTAACCGCAACTAATGAAAGAACTACTTATACAAATGCAAGAGCTAGGTCATTATTAACAACATTCAAAGGACAAACCGGATATTTGGTAACTATAACATCAGCTTCCGAAGATGCTTTTATATTCGCAAATGTTCCTGCAACTAATGTTTGGTTTGCAGCAACAGATGAAGTAGTAGATGGTAGATGGGTAATAGATGCAGGACCTGAAAGAGGAACTGTAATGAAAACTCAAAACGGACAACTTAATGGAAACATTCCCGGTGTATATAACAACTGGGCACCTGGTGAACCAAATGGTGCTAATGGTAGTGAAAACTATGCGGTAGCAAAATGGAATGGTGCAGCAAATTGGAATGATTTATCAAACAATTGGAACAATCCTTATGTAATTGAATACGGAACTTGGACTAATCCTGATGATGCAACATTTACTGAATTTTATACTAATTCAGTAACACATACAAATGGAGAAGTTTTAACCGCAAGATTTAATATTGATTTTGGTAGTAATGTTGATGAAACTAAATTTTCAGTAAAAGCAAACACATTTGTAAATAACCTATGGGGTACAACAACCAACACATCAAGACAATTAAGTGGTTTAGGTAAAGTAGATATTACCAATGATTTAGATACTGCAAGAATTAGTGATGGAATCAGAGCAACTATCACACCAGGTCAAGTAGAATGGTCACTTATAAATCCATACGAATCATCACGAAATGGACATAGATTACAAATCGATGAAAGGGAATTTTTTGGATTAGGTATAAACTTAAATCAGATAAAATCAATACAATTATTTGATATATACGATGGACCTATTCAACCTTTGGATTTTAATGGATGGTGGAAACAATGGTTGGTGCCAGGAAATATTAATTTAGCTAGTAAAGTAGCTACAAGTTCGTTTCAAAGTAATATAAGATTACAAGATGGATGGTATGCATTTAGAGCAGAATATTCGTTTGCACCAAATAGGATGTTTAAACAACATGGTATTGATTTATCATACACCAATCAAACCGAACTAAACACTTTATATAATAGCATTGTAACGGTATCGGATGTATTTATTGCATTTAAAGAATTATCAAATAGTGGATTATTAGGAAACGAAACCGGTAATGAATTCACATCTGGTATTCAATATATGAATGCGGATGTAGATGGTAATGGTGTATTCAACGAAGAAGATACTTACAAATTATTACAACATTTAACAGGAGTTACACCACTTACACAGTATTCTGCATTAACATATTTGATGAAACTTTATAGTAAAACGGAATATGATGCTATTACTAAATCTAATTGGAATACTCAATTTAACTCAACAAGAAGTTTATATCCGTTTAGTTTGAATACTGGAACATTAAACAATACTTACAATATAAATGTAACTTGGGTAGGTGATGTAAATTTATCACATTCTGCACAACAAACTACACCTGCACCTATGAGTGTTGGAAGTATGAATAGGGTAATTGCAAATCAAATAAATGCAAGTATTATGGGGGAAAATGTGGGTGGAAAAGTGGTAATAACGATAACATTAGACCCATTGCAACAACAAGTAGTAGGAACACAATTTCAGTTAAACTATGATAATACTGCATTAGAATTTCAAAAAGTAGATTTTACAACAAAAGGTAATCCTACGAATTTTGGAACTAATAAAGGGACTTATGTAAATTTGGGTTCATTAATAACAGATGGTTCAACTACATTAGATAAAACAACGGAGTACAAAATTACATTTGTACCAAAAATTGGTATTGAAGGTATTTTAGGTTTAACATCTGTTTCAAATACAGATGCAGTAAGTAAAGATGGTACACAATTAAAAGTAAAACTAAACTAATGAAAAAGATATTATTTATTTCTTTTATTTTATTAGGATGTTCTACGCCAGATATACCAACACCTGTAAATCCAATTGAAAAGATATTTACTGTAACTGAAAGTTCTGTAACTAACGGTCAATCTATATATTTTGATTTACCATCAAAAGGAACATATACACTAACTTTAATAGATAAAGAAAGTGGGCAAGTAGTTAGTAGAGAAAAGTTTATTGGACAAAATGGAGAAAATGTAAAGAAGATTTATACGAAATCGTTACAAAGTAGATATTTATATTTGTTATTGGAAGATGTTACTAAAAAAGAATTAGGAAAAACAACTATCATAACACAATGAAAAAAATAATTTTAGGATTAGGAATAATCGCAACCTTAGTAAGTTGCCAAAATGAATTAGAAATTGTACCAACAGTACAAGTTTCAGAAGAACTTAAAATATCCGATAAAGTGGGTATTAAATTACAGACACCATTTGTAACAAACGAAGTTGCAATGAATGTAAAAATAGATGCAGCACAAACTGTAACTGTTAGAATTTTTGATATTGCAAACAGAGTAGTATCAAAAGAAGTGATGGATGTTAAAGCGGGAGATAATGTATTAAAAGTATATACAACTGCATTACCATCATCGGCATATAGAATAGCATTATTTGACAATAATAATAAACAACTAGGGGTTACTGATTTTAATAAATTATAAACTAAAAAACAAAAATGGCAGAAGAAGCAGAAAACTCAGGAGGAGGTTCATTAAAAAGTATTTTAATTGGACTTGCTAGCACAATCGCATTGGGAGTTGGTGGTTATGTAACCAAACAACTAACAGGTGAAGGAGATGAACCAGCGGCAGCAGTATCAGCACCCGCACCGGTAATCAACATTACAAATACAAACCAACAATCACAGAGAGCAAGTAGTGGTGGTGGAACAAAGGTAATTGAAAGAGTGGTTGAAAGACCAGCAGCTCAAACACAACAAGCACCTGCACCTAAACCAAAGAAAAAAGAAGGTGATGAGTTTAAGGAAGAAAAACCACAATGGTAATTTAATATGGCAGAGAATAGTGAAGCAACTGGATTTAAGGACCTATTAAACCAAATGATGAGCCGTAGGTGGTATATTACTGCTATGGTTTTAGGTGGGTTTATGTTAATTATAGGTGGTATATTTGCTGCAATTGTATCTAATACACAAGTAGCAGGAGCTTGGAAAGAATTACTAATGTTATTGTTAGGTGCTTTCATTGGTTCTTATGGTAAGATTATAGATTATTGGTTCTCTGATACCGATAAAGATAAGATGTTAGTTCAGAAGATGGATGAGGAAGATGGTGTATCATTAAGTAATACATCGGATATGCCACCACCAACACCTATGAACCCTAACGGAGCAACACCGGTAGTATTCCCACCCACAACAACC